GGTTCATCAGGCGAGTCATCATTCAGAGAGATGGGTTTCACTATTGAGAAATCAACTGTGACTGCTAAGTCAAGAGCGTTAAAAGCTGAATACAGCTTAGAATTAGCTCAAGACCTTAAAGCAATTCACGGTCTTGACGCTGAGACAGAATTGGCAAACATATTGTCAACAGAAATCTTGGCTGAAATCAATAGAGAAGTTATTAGAACCATTAACTCTCAAGCTAAAACCGGTGCTCTACAAACTAACACAGCCGTTAACGGTATCTTCGACGTACAGACAGATGCAGACGGCAGATGGTCAGTAGAGAAGTTTAAGGGACTTGTATTACAGATCGAAAGAGAATGTAATAGAATTGCAATCGAGACACGTAGAGGAAAAGGTAACTTTATAATCTGTTCTTCAGACGTGGCTTCAGCATTAAGCGCAGCAAGTATGTTAGACTACACACCTGCAATGTCAACAACACTAGCAGTTGACGACACAGGTAATACTTTTGCTGGTACCTTAAACGGTAGAACAAGAGTCTACATCGACCCGTATGCAAATACAAACTACGTAACAGTAGGTTATAAGGGTACTAACCCATACGATGCAGGTATCTTCTACTGCCCATACGTACCATTAACAATGGTAAGAGCTGTAGGGGAAGACACTTTCCAGCCAAAGATTGGTTTTAAAACCAGATATGGCATGGTAAGTAACCCATTCGTAGGTGCAACACCTGCAGACGGTTTAGCCGCTGTTAAGACTAACCAGTACTACAGAATATTCAGAGTTGATAATATTCTAGGTGCTTAAGTCTTAGTACTTAATATCCAAAAGAGGAGTTTCGGCTCCTCTTTTTTTGTATAAATAACATTATGGACATATTCTTATTAACACTTTTTATATTCATGACATTCATAGCTTCAGGTATGTCTTTTGGTTTATTGTTTAAACCGATCAAAGGAAGCTGTGGCGGAATAAATTGTAGGTGTAAAGATGGCACTGACTAGTAACTTTAACTATTTACAACCGACAGGTTTTAAATTAGTTATCGATAGAAAAAATTATCCTAACTTAGAGTTTTTTGTACAAGACTTTACACACGCTGGTGTTATCATGAACACCGCTGACTTATCATATAAAAAGATCGCTTCCATACCTTTCATTGGTGATAAGCTTACATATAATGAAATGCTGGCAAACATTATTCTAGATGAAGACATGAAGTCTTATACAGAAATGCATAACTGGATGAGACGTAATTTAGATCGTGATAATATAACGGCTCTTGATAGATTTAAAAACGCGACACAAAGACCGCCTTCGCAATCTGATATTACTTTATCAATATTAAATAGTTCAAACAATGCGATAGCGCAGATAGTATATAGAGACAGCATACCTGTTGCTTTAACTGATATACAGTTTCAAGCGACAAGTGGCGCAGAATCATTTCTAACCTTTGGCGCTTCTTTTAGATTTACTAGCTTTGATATTAAAACGATTAATGCAACAACCGGTGCGATTACAGACTCGTTTGACGTTACTGGAACTGTAACTGGTTAATATATATTATTGGAGACATTATGATTGACTTGAAACAAGTCCACGACATGTGGCAAAAAGACTGTGTAATTGATAACTATCAACTTGACGACACTTCTCGTAAAACACCAATACTACATTCAAAATATATTCAGCTGTGGTCTACCGCAAAGCTAGAGTTAAAGCGAGCCGAGTTTGATCAGAAAAGATTATTGAAAGATAAATGGTTGTATTACAACGGTAAGATGGATCATGACACGGTAAAAGAAAAAGGATGGGAACCTGATCCTTTTGACGGTTTAAAAATATTAAAGGGTGAGATGGATTATTATTATGATAGCGATCCAGAGATACAAAAATCAGAAGAGAAGATACAATATTGGAAAACAGTAATAGACACATTAACAGAGATAATAGATAATTTAAAATGGCGACACCAAACAATATCGAACATAATCAGATGGAAACAATTCGAGTCAGGAAATTAAATCACGCGGTACTTAAAGTTGAATGCGACAGAAGCGTAGGAGCTGAGTTAAGAGAGTTCTTCTCTTTCTACGTTCCGGGCTATAAGTTCATGCCTGCGTATCGTAACAGAGTATGGGACGGTAAGATAAGACTGTATAATCAAATTACCGGTGAGATATCTGCAGGTTTATTTCCACAGATACTTTCTTTTGCAGAAGGACGCGAGTACGAGATTGACATAGAAGAAACTGATTATGGTAACCCTAACGAAGGAAACAAAATAAACGCAGACTTTATGATGAAGTATATCGAAGCTTTAAAGTTACCGTTTAAGATAAGAGATTATCAGTTTGATGCGGTGTGTACCGGCATACAAAGAAAGAGCGCGATATTACTTTCTCCTACCGGATCAGGTAAGTCTTTAATAATATACACGCTTATGAGATACTTATTGACATCGTTTGATAAAGACGTTTTAATCATAGTGCCTACCACATCTTTGGTAGAACAGATGTACAATGATTTTAAAACTTACGGTTATGACGTAGAAAAAAATTGTCATAAAATTTATTCTGGTAAAGATAAGAATACTTCGAAGAGAATCGTAATCAGTACTTGGCAATCAATACACAGGTTTCAAAAAGAATGGTTTGCTAGATTCGGTACGGTCTTTGGTGATGAGTGCCATGGATTTAAATCAAAGTCTTTAACGACTATAATGAACAAGTGTACAGAAGCAGAGTACAGGTTTGGCACCACAGGAACTTTAGATGGCGCGTTAACACATGAGTTAGTATTACAAGGATTGTTTGGTAAGATATATCGCGTAACAAGTACAAGAGCCTTGCAAGACAATGATACACTCGCTAAACTCAATATAAGAAGAATAGTTTTAGAACATAATGAAAAAATTAGAAAAGAGTTTGGAAAGAAAACTTATCAAGAAGAAATAGAGTTTATAGTAACTAATAATAGAAGAAATAATTTTATAAAAAATTTAACGCTGGATTTAAAAGGTAACACATTAGTTTTATATAACTACGTAGAAAAACACGGTAAGCCTCTTTATAACTTAATGAAAGATGAAATTACAGAAGGACGCAAGATTTTTTTCGTATCAGGAGAAACTGCTGCTACAGACAGAGAAGCCATAAGAGCCATAGTAGAAAAACAAAAAAATTCTATTACGGTGGCATCACTTGGAACGTTTAGCACAGGTATAAATATTAGGAACCTACATAATATTGTGTTTGCTTCTCCGTCAAAATCACAAATAAGAGTTTTGCAAAGTATAGGTAGAGGACTGAGAAAGACAGACGATGGCAGAAGCACGACTCTATATGATATCGTAGATGACATTACATGGAAGACTAGAAAGAATTATGGCATACTTCACGCAGATGAGAGACTAAGAATTTATGGAAGAGAAAAATTTAATCACAAAACTTATAGAGTCAGCTTATGAATATAAAACAATTTAAGTTAACTAACAATGAAGAAATAGTTTGCGAAGTTGTCGAATGGGACACGCGCGACGAGGTCGGTGACATTTTAGTTAAGAAAGCCTTAAGAATAATCGCCGTAGAAGATTATCAAAGAGGCTATAGATTTTTTGCTTTTCGTCCATGGATGTCTTTTCAAGACGATCCGGAATCGTTACAGACATTAAATTCTTCGCACGTGATTGTCACAACAAATCCTACAAAAAGCATATTAAAACATTACAAGGCATGCCTGACTGCTATTAATCATGACTTAAAATTAGACAAGTCAGGTAAAAAGAAAAAAGTTTACGCCAATTTAGATGAAATACAAGAAGCAATGAGAGAACTTACAGATGATGAGATTGATGATTTTTTAGAAAGAAAATATGGCGCAATGGTGGAACCTGAACCGTTCCCAGATTCTGATAGTGGCAAGATAATTCAATTTAAACCTAAAAGCAACAAGACTTTCCATTAGGGTATACTCCCTCTCTCCCCAATACACTCTTTTATTTTATCATACTTTTTAGCATTTGTACACTGTTATTCTTGTTTCTAAGAGATAAAATTAACTATGTACTTTTACGTAAAATAGGTGTATAATATACTATGAAAGGTGAAAAAATGGCCAGAAAAAAAAGTATACATTATGTTAATAACTCAGATTTTTCTACGGCAGTCGTCGAATACGTTGAAAAAGTAGAAG